CACTACGGCATCGGCGCGACTGGCTTCTGACTTGAGAAATCGAGCAAGCGTGTCAGAAAGTTCGGTTCCTCCCGAGTTAGCTGCGAGGGTATTGGCGGCAGCTTGGGAGGTTCCACCACTACAGGCTTCGGGCTTGGTGAAGGGGTCGCGCAGGCGGACAGCATCAGCAGTAAGCAAGGCAGTGTGATTCGCATCTAGCGTCCTTTGGTATTTGGTTTGCGCGTCACTAAAGGCGCTCTGCCACCTTCGCTCTTGCGCACGGTATTTCGCAGATAGCCCCCTTTCCGCGATACGCGCTTCTTCGGCGGTCTGCAAATCTCTGGCCGCGTACTCGCTTCGCGTGATCGCATCGCCATCCGTTCTTCCCTTGACGTAGGCACCGCCGCACGCAAGAAGGAAAACAACCGCTCCGCCCAAGTAGACATAGGGGTTCATCCTTCCCTCATAGCCTTGGCTAGCCTGACAGCCCTATCGCCAACCTGCTGCGCCCATTTCGAGGCAAGCATCTGATTGGCCGCTTCGTCAAACTTGCCCTCATGGATCGCGCCTAGCATGTTGACGAATCCGGACAGGCGCGTTACGCCCATGTTGAAGCACATATTGACCAATACCGCCTTGCGGGCATCGGACAAGTGATCGAACGACAACACGATTGACCTAGCGCCCTTGTCAGCCCGCGATATGTCGTTCTTAAGCATCAGCGCAATCTCGTCCTCAGACACGCCGATGTCGTCCAGGTTGCGGCCAACGCCTATCGTCCACTTGCCAACGGTGTCCCGATAGGGCTTGTTACGCACGCCCTCGTCTATCGGCAACTGCTGCTGGCAAATGTCGAGGTAGCTCATTGCGGCGGAGGCGCTTGTTTGACGAGGCGGGCAACAAGTATGATGGTCATCATCAGCCCGTATTCCTTTGGTGTAAGAATCCCTGCCCCGTTGATGGATACCAATATCTGATCCCCGGACGCAATCAGAATGCCGATGATGGTCAGCCTAGCAGACCACAGGCGGTTGAGTTCGGCTCTCCAGCCTTCAATAAATTTCATTTGGGCAAGTACCATAAAAGAGTGATGAACTTCGACATCGCAGCACCACAAGCCCCCGCAATGCTGCTCATGATCAACATGACCTGCCACCCACCTTTGGTTTTGTTGATATGCTCCAAAATCTTTTCCACGTTGCCGTCAATCTTCTCAACACGACGCTGCAACGAGTCGATCAAGCCATCATGCTTTCCCAGCGTTTGATGCACTTGCTCGTCCATTGGTAGCTCCACTTTTCTTTTCCTTATGTTACATCATTTACAAGATATGCTATGTAGGGAAATCTTAATTACGATGTTAATCCAATGAATAAGTAATGCTGCCGTTTTGAATGGTCGCCGTTCCTGCTGCTGTCCACGCGGCAAAGTTAATGCTTGCATATAATTCAATTACCCCTGTCGTTTTAACAATACACGCTCCGACTACATAAGCACCACCGTTGTCAGAAACCTGAATTATCCCTACTCTGTCGCCGGCAGGACGTAACCATGTTGGTAAAGTTGTCAATGTTTTTGTAACGCTATTACTGATCCCACCAACAGCCTGTAAGTCTAGTTGCACAAATTGAATTGCGCCCGGAATGATCGTATAGCGTATGGTCGAAGTAGGAGCAGTCGCGCAACCTGTGAGACTCGTTACAACCGCTGACGTTAGCGGGAAAACAGAACTTCTTGACCCTATATCTTGCAACAGTTCAAACAAATCTCCAGTAAGCGTTCCGGCTCCGGTATTGCACGAAGGGTTTTGCCACAGCGAATCATAGGTGGTGCTTTCCCCTGACACCCAATAGGTGCCATTTAGGTTTTCAAGGTGGCAGGCAACAAAATTTTGCTCACGCCCCATCAAGTACAGGCCGTTGAATCCTCCCTCAAAATCACAGGAGGTAAAGCTATTGTTACTGATTGCCAAGCTGCCCGGATTGGCATCTCCGTCGCGGTTCTGCAAGAAAATGTTGCCGCTGGCCTGTTGTGTTTGACTGAACAAACAACCAACATAGTTTTGCTTTTGCACATAACAGGCGCTTCCTGCTCCGGGAGTGTCATTCCAACTTGTATGAGCTACGGGGGCACGGTTGCCTTCAAAAAAACAGGCTTCCCATGTATTCCAGTTAGCCCAAGCTAAGTGTTTCCCAATGTACCCCGTAAATTTGGATCGATAGCCGTGGCATTGCCAATTCAAAACTTGCGTGGATGATGGCAATATCCCCAGTGGAATACAATCTGTCGAATTTCCAAGAACAGATATGTCCTCAAACACGGGACAATCAGATCCGACTCCATTTTGAAACACATACTTTTTATCCGCAAGCAATGCCCCTTGCGAAACCATGAAAGCATTATCACTAAATACAATACCACTCCCATAAATTGCATTTGCGTCAGAAATTCCAAGCCCAACAAATTTATGAGCAATAGTCATAGTGTGCCCAGTGGTGCAATAAAAACCGGGCTGTTTCCAGTGGATTTCAAAAGAACCATAGGTAAGTATTTCGTCAATCAACGGTTTATTAGTTGCCGCATTGCCTGAACTAAATGACCCATCCCCGCCAATGACCCCCCACCATTCCGGATAGCAGCAATTTGCTTTTGCTCCAACCAAACTGACATGCCCCCCGGCAGACGTGTCAAATATCTGATAAATCCCTGCGTAAATGCTGCCCGTAACCGTAATGGTTACGCCGGAGGCAGGTTTTAGCTTGGCTCCTGAAGCAAAAAACATATCCCCAGTAATGGTAAGGTTTGATGCAATTGCATATGTTCCTTTGGGGAAAAAACAATATCCAGCTGCTTCTGCAAGCGGAATAGAAGCTCTATCGTTGGTTGATCCATCCCCGGTTGCGCCAAAGTCCATAACGCTAATAAACTGCCGCATCTTGGCTTGTGCAGTAGTCGCTGTTGCCCCAGTTCCGGCCTGCAAAAATCCAACTTGCCCAGCTCCGCCAGAACCATCAAGGTTCACGCCAAATACTGAAATTCCAGACCCAAACGGAATCCTTGCAGTAGTTGTTGCCTGTCCATCCTTGTACAGTGCAGTAGACAACGCAGTTGCAACATCAGCCGTAAAGGCATTGAATACCGATGCGGAAATCGTAGTGTTCCCGACAACTGGCTGTCCGGTGCTGTTGACATTGAATATTCCAGAACCGTTCAGGCTCATTTCGAGTCTCCTTGGACTGCGGCATTGGTAATGCCCGTAGAAATGCCATGCTTTATCAAGGCATCGACAATGGCTGATCTTTGGGCCGGGGTCGCGGCCTGCATCAGCCTAGCCACTTCCTGTGGGTTATCCATGTACTTCGCCATTTCTCCGAGTGTCTTGTTTGTTGCATGCCCACTGATAGCATTGATGACGGCGCGAGTAGCATTGATTTTCGGGTTAAGAATCCCCGCTGATCCAATCTTAGGGGTATCTATGTTGATGCGCTCTGAGGCTGATTTCATGCCAGCCCTAGCTGATTGAGCGTATTTTTCATCCCTAACAAGGCTTTCAGTTACCGCATCTATTGCCGATTGCTGCTGTGCATTGGTTACAGGGTTCTTGGGGTTCTTTACAGCAGAAGCAAATGCCTTTGGCCTCTCAACAGTACCAAGAGAATCAGACAGCGCATTCCTGATAGCAGCACCAGACCGCGCATTGTCAATTGGTCCGCTCAACTCAGAATACCTTTTGAGGTAGTCGCTCCAGCCAGTCCCACCAGCGCCCTCAATAGCTTTGTCTATGTCATCCTTAATCGAAGTGAGTAATCCAGCAGCCCTACGCTTAGTTGATGCATCAGCATCTTTTGTAAGGTTTTCAACTATGTCGCCAATTTCCGTCTTGCGAATGTTGTAAAGAGTTCTGGAGTCGATAACCCCATCAGCATTGGCAAGAGAGTCAATTTTGTCTTTTACCGCGCCAAGCACCTTTGCATTGAGGCTAATACCCTTGTTCTCAGGGTTGTTTATCAATGCATCAATCGCATTTGAAATAGGCTTTGTCTCCAACGGATAGTGCCCATGTGCGGCAAGGCTATCCAGTTGGTATTGAGTCAGGCCAGCTTGGGCTTTGCGGTTAGCTAGTATTTCTGCGGTATCCGCTACCGCTGATTTCGCTTCTGCGGCTCGATCAGCGTTACTTATAAATCCCGGCTTGCCTTGGGCTGCTCTATTTGCAGATTGAGCGCCAAAGGATTGAAATTTCCCTGTGTCCTGCAATGCGCTAACAACCGCCTCTTGCTGACCAGACAACCGCCCCTGCAACTCAGGAGCCTTCACACCGGCCAGATTGGCGTTTGCAAGTGCCGCATCCCTGATAGGCTTGGTTTCCGCATTCCGCAGTACCCGTTGCAGACCCAACGAATTCACGTCGCCCGCAAACCTGTCAAGCAGAGCCCCCCTTGCAGCCTCATTCCTTGCGCCAATTCCGGCTATAGGATCAAGGTACTTTTCAGGAGCCTTTGCGTTAATTATTTCCTGCAACGCCGAAAATTGGGGACTTCCGCCTTCTAGCGCGGCTTGCCCTGCCGTCAGCCTCTCTCCGGGAACGCGGCTTTTTGCATTAAGCATGGCATCAATGACCGCCTGCCTTTGGTCGCCCGCCACGTCATTGAACAGCCTCCCAACACGCCCTTCCATTGGTCCTGCAATGTTCCTTGCTATTTTGCCCGCGCCGGTAAGTCCTGCAATTACTCCAGGCACTGCAACATTCATTGCCGCACCAGTCACCATAGGCGCAATCGGATCGCCATTGTCAGACAGAAAGCCAAGGATGCTACCCGTTTGCGCACCGGAGAGCGCGTTCTTGCCAATTGCCTTAGCTCCTTCAGCAATGCCATTCCCAAGCACTTTGGAATAGGGCAACTGCTTTGCCACAGCCCCACCAATCGCCCAAGCTGCAGGGTCCGCTATCTCGCCAACAGTCTTAAGTACGCTATCGCCTTCTGTCGGAGGTAATATTCTATTGCCAAGATTTGAGCGATTGTCTAATGACCTATCCCTTACCAAGTCATAGGCATCAGATGCACGGTTCAGCGCCCCGCGAGTAACGCTAGTCGCACCCGTCAGCAGGTCAGCAACACCCCTAGCAGTCTCAGGGAACGCGCTGATAATCCTCCCCGAGAGCGTTTCCTTGTTGATGTTACGAGCGCCTTGGGATATTGGGTCGTTGTCAATGTGAGTGACATTAGCCCAGTGCCACGCAGTATTGGCATCCGGAGCATCAACCTCGTATGTTTTTCCCCCAACGTCTACATCATACTTGGGCATGTTATTTCTTCTCGCGCACAGCGCCCGCAGGCGGAGCGCCAAAAGCACCTTGTGAGGACGTAGAACCTACAGCAGCAGGTTGGTTTTTGTATCCAGATACGTCCATTGGATCAAGCCCGTAATTGCTATGTATGGTATCTACGTTCATTTTTCTCAAATTAACAGCACGCTCGTTTATCCTTTGAATCTCACCAAGCCTTTGCTTGACAAAGGCAGTATCCCTGCTATTGCCCATCAACTCATTCCAAGCGCGTGTAGCATCCCCTTCAGTCTGCACACCTTTATTCAGCCTCAACGAATCATTGCGCAACTTTTCAAGGGTTGCTTGATACGAACCCAAGTTCCTCGACTGTTCTGTGCTGTTATTGGTGTTATTTCTGACCCATGCTGCGGCATTATTCATCAATGACGGTGAAAGTTTGCCTTCATCAATCTGCTTTTCAAGCGCGCCAAGATCAGCGTTTATTGATGCCCCTGTGCCAATGGCATCAAGTTCCTCCTGCCTTAATTTCAGAGCCTGAGTTGGCAATTGCCCATTGCCGTTCTTTCCACTGCGAGCCGGTTTAACTGGATTACCTGCCGAGTCCACGACTGGAGTTGCTACGTTTCCGGGACCAAGAACCATTGGCCCGCTTTCCCCTTGGATTACTTGAGGTTGCCGAGAGGAAGCAACCATCCCCCGCATCTCTCTTCTAGCCGCTTCGGCTTGAGCCTGCAATTCCCGGCGCAGATCAGCCGCCCGAGCGTCAGCTTCAGCCCTAGAAATACGCCCTTCCCTAGCCTGTGCCTCAATGGCATCCAACCTATTTTGGCCCTGAGCGGCAATGTCAAACTGACGTTGCTCCGCCCGAGCCGCAATATCAGCCGCATGCTGCCGAGCCGCTATGTCCGCCGCATTCTTCTGCGTCTGCTGTTGTGCCAATATCGTTGAATATCGCTGCGCCGCAGGCAAGTTAGACGCCAAAGCGTCTGCAATGGCCTTATTCATGTCTCCAGGCACCGCAGGTTGTTCCGGCCTAGCAGGTCCAGCCACGCCTTCCGGCATGACCTCTGCGGGCACTGCGGGCGTCCCATAGGCCGTCTTGGCGTACCCGGCCAATGCATCGGCCACCCTTGCCTGATTTGAGCCAATCAGCCCGGCCATCTTGGCGTTTGTTTCATCGCCCATCTGCTTGCCAACGTAGGCTTGCCCAAGCTTCGCCAGCCCTTCAAACATGCTTGGGGCGACCATGTACCGGCCTGCGCTCCTAGCGCCTCCCAATGGCGTCATAGCCTGCTTTGAAAGGGCATCGGCTATAGCCTGTTCCCGAGACAGCCCCCTAGCCTGCGCCGCCACCTCTGGAGGAAGCCCGCTTTGGAGCAGGCCGTAGATATCGTCTGCCATGTCAGATCATCCCGTAATTGACTTGGAGATAACCATCAGGATGCGTAGTGACCGCTTCCGGCATCACTTCAGCCAATTCTTGAGCCATGACCCCGACATCCCGACGACCAAAAATGTCGTAGGCATAGATGCCAATGCCAAGCGGATGTTCGCCAATGCGAACAATATTCGACTTCAGCCGGATATCCGAGGCCATTATTCCAGCCGATCCAAGGCTAAACAGACCATTCATCAGTCCTGCCTGAGATTGCGCCTGCGCATTAAATGCATCCGCACCAGCGCCATACTGGGCCTGAGCAGCACCAAATACAGGGGCAGGCGCTACATTCGTATTCTGCGCCGCACCGGGCACAGCAAACGGATTGCTAACCTGAGAACCGGACATTAAAGCGTTAATCTCATTCAGAGGCGTCTGACGCTGCGCCAGAAGCTCTGCAATCGCATCCTTACGCCTTTGGGCATCAGTACTAAATGCCTGTGTCGTCTGTGTGCTGGCATTGCCTATAGCGACGTTTCGCGCATCATTTACACCGCGCTGAATCAAGTTCATCGCATCGTCATACGCCTTGGTTCCTGGCGTAATTCCTGCCGCAATCAATTCAGAATTCTTGCGATCCCGAGCATTTGCCGCGTCCTCGTTGACTCTAGCCATTTGGGCAGCAATGACGGAATTGCGCGTATCGTCATATGATCCGGGCATCTGCGGAGCGCCGGAAAGGTCAACATTTTTTCCAACAACGCTTTGTAATGCCCCAGCACCCTGAATTCCCAAATCCCCAAGCAATCCTTTGGTCTGAACGGACTTGTCATACAGAGACTGCTGCTGCGGGGAAAGGGTCTGTACCAGCGTAGGACGATCCCCAGGGTTCGCGCCCTCAGTCCATGTCTGCGTCCCGTTGGGATTAATGACATTCGGATTGTTGAGGTTTGAGGATGCAATCGCAGCCTCTTTGTTTGCTGCACCTTGGGCGGTAGCAGCGCCTGCGTAATCAGGGGCTGGAGGTGGCGAGGGGGCGCACATTAGACGGCTCTCCGACAACTGGTTGATGAATTGGGCTGTCGGCCCGCACTAATTTCTTGCTATATTGCTTAGAAACCACTGCAAAGTCAAGGTATTCAAGAATCTTCCCTGCCCCATTGGCAAGCTTGGCGGTCATTATCATTTCTACCGCGCCACGAGCCACGCACTCTGCCTCGACATACCTATAAAACCGGATGGCATTTCTGCCTTTTCGGGCTTCAGGGGCCAAATACCATGTATCTTCAGTGGCAATCATTTGCTGCGTATGCATGGACGGAACAAGGTACATGATCGAATATCCGACCATTTTTCCTTCGTCCCTCGCAATGAACATCAACAGCCAACCAGCCTTTTCATACCCTTTGTACCGCTCATAAAGAGGCATGAATGGCTGCCCATGCCGGTATTCCTCTGTCTCCATCCAATGAGCTTTGGCAAGGCAAAGCATGTCATCCCAAGACTGCTCCAAAGGCTCAATGGTGAATTGGAGACTCACATTATCCCCCCGGTCTGGTAAACCATGTCATTTGCTATCCATTGGACAATCAGTGAGTTCGTCGCAATCTTTACCTTTGCCGAAGCGCAGTATCCGGTGAATTCAGCAGGGGAAGTCCACTCCCGGACAATCTCAAGGTTATTTGCCCACAAGCCAACATCCCACAATGCAACGTCCCAAAGAGACACCCCGTAAGTTCCATAGGATGCCACTCCGGAAATAGGGCCATCTTTGAAATCAACATCAATGTCAGTCAGGAACTGGCACGGGCCATTGATTGCAAGCACAGGGCGGTACATTTCAAACTGTTTTCCAACACCAGGCGAATCAAAATAATTGAAGGCTTGCTTTCCATAAGCCTCGATATTTGATCCAAAGTCAGAAGTCCCTGTCCATGCTTTATTTACAGCAGTGCCAGAAACAAAAAACAAATCCCCATTGAATACAACAAAATCCGATGCATCCCACTCAAGGAATCTGCACCAAGCTTTTGTTCTGGTATTCATCACATATTGACGGCTTTCCGAGTCCTCAGACACTGGGACATTGACAATCAACGCCTCTTGAGCCGGGAATACCGTTGCGCACCACCCAAAGTTATCCCCATAGCTAATTGCATCTTGATTGAATGTGTTCTGTATTTTGTCTGAGTAAGACGATTTGTAATCAATGATTGCAGACTCAATTGCACTTGATAGCGGCAAAACACCATTTTCATTAATTATCAACAAATCGCCGCCAAACTTTGTCAGGCACCTTCTTCCAAGAGGATCGCCCAATACAAATCGCCCAACCATTGACCACGTTGTTGAACTGCTTGGGTCGTTGCCAACATAAATAATCACTTCGCCCTTGGAGGTAACAAAAACAGCCCTATCGTCAGGACCGTTACCGCCATCAATCGTTAACGAACTGGCGGCCATGATATAGCCGCCCTTTTGGGCAACCCCGGATAAATCAAACTTTGTCAATGCTCCACCTGCCGCTCCGGATGCTAAATACCAAAAGCAAAGCTGGTTTTTCTCAAGGAAGCAAAGACGCCCTTTGAAAATGAACGGGGATATAAGATTTGTGGTTGTAACACCCGTCAATGCTGGAACACTTGCGCCATCAACAGCGGTCCACGTTGTTCCGTTGTAGTAAAGAGGCTTGTCAACTCCATTGCACAGAATCAACCATTGATTTGTGCCGTCGCCAAAATTTACCCATTGATGCTTGCCATTTGTCCTAGCGGCAACAGAAGCCCCAACAGCACCAGCAGAAGATACGTTGTATGTCCCACTTGCCGTGGTACACCACATGGTACTTGTTCCAGACAGCCCGTTATAGACTGCCAAAGTTTTGCCATTCCCAGTCATTCCAGTTGCATAACTGGAACAGCCCCCTCGTATCTCAACGTATGTCCCATGCGGGAAAAAATTGTCCAATGCAACCGCATCGGTAGGAGGCATTGCGGCAAGAGAATCCCGCGCATTTAGACCCCCAACAGGCGCAGGGTATGACGTGCTTTTTGATACCTGCTGCCTTTGCACAGCCTTAGCACGTAAGGCTTGCCTCATGGCAAGTTCCAGCTTCCGGTGGGCACAAATATTCCAGGCTGCGGACCACGGAATGCTCCGCCATCTGCTCGAAGAACCGTTTTCCCGCCATCCCTTCCCATTGCATCCTTGATCTGCATTTCGTAGGTGCGGAAATCTTCAGCGTAATCCAAACCCTTTTCTTTCTTCCAATTCCACCGAAGTCCCATGACCATAAGGGACTCTGGAAGGATGAAAGTATCGGTATCAAGGTTGAATGCGCTACTGTAGGTTGTCCCATCAGCCCCAAGAATCCAGTTGCTG